CAAACATATTGTCAACCAATTGTTTAGACAAGTTAGCATAAATTCTACTTTCTACGTTAGCAATAAATTTGTTAATCGTAGTGTTTTTTTCATCTCTTTCAGCGGCCGCAGCTGCTGATTTTCTGTCATCAATGACTTTTTGTTTTCTCTGTACTTCTAGTTGATTAAGAGAAAGCACGTGAGAAGAATATCCATCACCACTAAAGGAAGGATTCTTAAAGTCGTGTACCAGTTCAGATGCTAGAATTGATGTAATCGGTGTGATTAATATAAATGCCACTACTAACATCAAGTTTTTCATTGATGTTGTCATACAGGTATTTATAATAATTAGTCTTTGTTTCTCTTCTTTTCTTCTTCTCGGAGTGTCAGGACTGTGTTCAATTTAGACTTTATTCGTATTAAATCGTTGTCTAATCTTCTTATTTTATCTAATAACTTTATTAAAGCACTATTAGCTTCACTTAATTTGTGAGTAACTTCTTGTGTTATAAATGTATAAATGAACCATATAAACCAACCCATTGCAATGGCAGCTAATGTAGCAAAACCGTATTGTTCAAGTATTTGTATTAATGACAAACCGTCCATTTAATCTTTTCTTGCGTCATTCTTTCCATCAGACCTAGCAATTCTGTCTAAATCTGGTTTAAGATATAATGCTGATGAAATTAATGTATCTATATGTATTAGGTCATTGTTCATAGTGTCTATTCTGTTTTCTAATCCCATAATTATGCCATGTAATCCTTTTACAGAACCTACAATACCGCCTAAAATATATTTTAAAATAATATAAATGAAACCACCCATAGTTACAGAAGCAGCTACGGGTAATCCAAATTTTACTAAAATTTCTAAGAACATTATTATACTTTATGTCTTTTTCTATTCTTTAAATGTGCATACATAACATCTTCTTTACTCTGGCCATAATATTCTACTGCATGACCTTTAGAACACATTAAACTATTGACAGATTTACCATCAATGAATACATCTCCTAGTATTCTACCAAACTTACCAGTTTCATCACCTTTGTAGGTTTTGATAACTACTTTTTTAGCCTTCTTTAATTGTTCTTGTAGAAACTTTTTAGATAGTAGACCATATTTCTTTTCTACTTTATCTCTTGTTCTACTTTCTGGTGTGTCAATACCAAATAATCTAACTCTTTTTTTGTATAGAATATCAAATCCCATATCTAATATTACATCAATGGTATCGCCATCTACAATCTTAATTACTTTATTTACTCTATATGAAAAATCTGTTTCATCACCTAATTTACTCTTTGACATTATTTTCTTCTCCTTCATAGTATTCTTTATATCGATCAATCAGATCATTTTGGATTACCATTTGATTTCTAATTCGTGCAAAATTCTTTGATAATAATTCGAAGTCTTTATCTGTTAAACCCCATAATACAGGATCTATACCGTCTGCTTTTAGTTTAGCAAATACTTCATCGGCATTTTCTGAGGTGATAATAATCCATCTCAGGTTTTCCATTTCTAATGGTGTGGGTTTTTCTAAATTAAGTTGAGCTCTAGGTACTTCTTCTTTAAATATCTCTAACTTCTTTACCGAACTACAACTAGTAAGGAATGTAGTTAGGATTAGCAATAGAAGGACACTCTGTATTAATTTCAGACTTCTTTGTAGCATTAATCTCTTTCTCTGTTAGTGGTGAACCACTTGCAATTTCAATACATCTATTTGCTTTAACACTAGCTGCATTTGTAATTCGTTCAATAGATTCTGGTCTTTCAAAGGCAAGTAAACCAACATCTCTATTCTTCTTGTTAAATCTTTTATCTAAATCTTCGAAGTCTGCCTTTAACGCATTTACCAATTTGTTCATTTCTTTATTTGCGTTTAGTATTTCTTCAAAGTCTTTCTTTTGATTTTCAATTACTTCTTTTTGTTCAGTTATTGCACCTTCTAATTTGATTGCATTTGCTTTTAAAATCTCATTATCAGCACGTAACTTCATAACGTAATAGCCACCGCCGGCGAGGGCGGTGACCATTATACCAATTAAGAATAATCTAATTCCTAACATTGTTAGTCCTTTTTCATCACAGCCCATACGCCATAAACGATTGCAGCCCAAGCTGCCATTTTAGCGATAGGTGAGGCAAACAATACGATTGCCCCTACGGCGATTAAAGCACCACCGTGTAATGAACTCAATTCTTTCAATCTGTCTTTTATGTATTTCATAAGGTTATTTTCTCCTTTTCTGGATTACTTTTTATTATATATGTGGTATAATATCCATATTGCTACTAAGCCCAATAAACCTTGAGCTGAGAAACCAGCAATTATTGACTGAACATTTCCTATTACAGAGATGTTAGGCCAAAATGGTATACCTTGACCGTTAAACAAGACTTCTAATACAATCCCTAATGCGATTAAACTTACACCGACATCAGCTAAAGTAGAAGCCCAGCTTTTTATGTTATTAAGTATTTCCATATATTGAGTTACCTCCTGTTACTTAATTGTGGCGCCGACTTTTCTATGTTTATTCCACGCCATAAATCCACCTAGTCTTAAACTTATATAAGCTAGATAGTTCATAAGAAAGAAACCGTTTACTTCGATACCAATATCTCTAAAGATTTCGTCTGCTCTCTTTTGAGTTATGATACCCATAGTATCCTTCTTATTATTTTTTAATAGAGTTTGATACTTGTAAGCATAATCGTGTACAAGTCCCCCCATTAAAAGCACTCCAACTGGCGACAAAAATGTATGCAAGAATTTTGGTATACTTGCACCATCAAATTTGAAACCTTTTGGAATTACAAACTTTTGTCCTTCTAATTCATAAGTAAAATCTTTTGCGATTTCCCAATGTCTTACACCGAGCAACCACATCGCTATCATTTTAAAGAAACCTTTTCCTTTTGTTTTAATTGGTATAGGTTTCATTTCAGGCATTTCTTTGTATTTAAAATTAACTCTATTACTATTATCTTTCTTATCAAATAAGTTGATAATAAAACCTATAATAATTAAAGCAATAAGTATTGACCATTGCCAAAATTTCATTGCTAATGCTATGATAATTTCCATTTTCTAATCCTTCTTTTTAGTGGTATTTATATATGCTTGGTAAACTCTATGGGCTGCACCTAAATCCTTTTTCTTTTGTGGATCTTTTGCTCTTTCACTAGCAACTTTAGCTCTTTGCGACATTGCAATTGCAGCCTGTATTTTATGTGCATGAGATTTACCTGAATTTTTTATTTTATTAACAGATTGTTTTGCCTTTTCAGCATCTGTAAATCCTAAACCATGTATAGTTCCTTTTGGATTTTCATCTGTATATAGGTCACTATGTTTATCTGAACCTGCTTTTTGACCTGGTTTTCTAGGTATTCTTTTTGTATCTTCTTTAATACCTAATCTTTTTTGAACTCTCTCAATTTCTTTTTTGATTTGTTTTTGTTTTTGTGAACCTGGCATTACAGACATTGCTTGTCTTACAAGTTTGTAATATAAAGCTTTATCTTTTAAATCATATTCTTTATTTGCATTAAGACCTACACCTCGACTATCTCTACCACCTTGTCCTTTAGGAGGTCTATCTCCTAAATCTGCCATAGGCTGCATACTGTCTAGGTTTCCTATACGGATACCACCCAAATATTCTTTAAAGTTTTTCATTTAATTCAGCGTCTTCAAATTGGTCTTCGTTTGGTGTATTATTTGCTAACTGATCTAAAAATTTTTCTTTGAATGTTGGTTTCTTAACTTCAGGTTCTATCTTAATCTCCGCTTTATTAAAACCAGATAACTCGTCAACTTTGTCCTCAATCTTATTAATATTTTCTATTATAGATTTTAAAACAACATTATTATTATCGTTATCTTCTTTTACTTTTAGTCCAAGACTTTTTTTAATATCTTCTAAATCTTTTTTCTTAGGTTTAGCTGTAGATAATGGATCTCTTTTACCTGCATTAGGGGCCATATCAACACCACCATGTGCAACAGCATTTGCTGGTGCGTCTTCATCCATTTTGTTAATGATCTCATCAATCATTTCTTTATAATGTTTCGGCATAATAATCCTCCGTTACCATTTTTTCACCTTCTTCATACACATCAAAACCAAATGCATTTATATATGGTTCATCTGTTCTATTAGTTTCTTTTATTTCTCTACACTCATTTAACATTTCATCATATTGATTAGTTTGTTTTAAATATTTAATAACAGTTTGTTCAATAAGTGTTTTATGTTTAGAGTATTCTTTATTTTCTTTAATTAATAAAGCAAGAGCTACAGCAAATGATCCTAATCTACTACCTAAGCCAACTCTTTTTAGAATACGTTTTAGGTTGAAGACAAATCTGTGTAGTATAGTGTATGACTTTCTCTCTTTCTCTAATCTGAGAGTTTTGTTTTTTCTTAATACTTTACCGTCTTTGTCAATAATACCAAATTTAAATGCCTCTTGTTTATCAAAAGGTGTTGTAAGTAACTTCACTATACGGTAAGTTATTAATAAGTCTATAGCTCTACTTGCCATTATAATTTCTCCAACATATCTTTAATGTTTATATCTTCTTTAATATCATTTAGTTCATGTGGATAAAGATACTCTAAGTAAACTAAAGCTGCTTTTAACATAGGCCAATATACCTTATCTATCTTAAATAGAAGTAAAGTACAGGCGGCTTCTACACCAAAAACATTCTGTAAAACTATTAAATGATTTATTAATAATCTTACTTTTATTTTACCACTTATCTTATACTTACGAAAGAGTCTTTTAAGATATTTGAACCTCTTAACGTCATCATAAAATTCAATCTCCCTCTCTAGTGTAGGGTTATCATAATGATGTTGAGCGAACAACAACCAATTGTCTTTCGTAATCTCCTTGAACATAAATCTACGCTTTGTTAATTATACTAACTTAGCGTAGACCTTAGATGTTCCGTTTTCCAGTGTTTCATACTTGACTTCAAGTTTTAATCCACCTTCTTTTCTATGAGATATACCATCATCATTTATATCGGAACCGTCTGTGTCTTTGCCAAATCGGCCACCAAATTGTATCACTTCAGCGTTTACTGTACCGTTATCACCTTCTAAAACTACATCTGAAACAGTTAGACCTATTCTTTGTAATTTTTCTTTTAGTTCATCAATTGCAAACTGAGGTTTTAAAAATTCTCTTTCTGCAATAGAACTAACGAAAGCATTAACTCTTTTTAGAACATCTGGATTATCGATGTTATGAGCACCCATTGAGCTGTCTTCAATAGAATTTTCCATTCCTTGAGTTCCAACACCCATAGCGTCACCTTGATATCCGTGTCCTTCTTTTATGTGTTGTTTAAATGTTTTCATTTAATTTCCTCTTCTTATTTGTACTTGTCTGATTTTCGCTTTGTACCATCACTTCTAGCAATCAGACCTTTAGCTTTTAAATGTGCCTTATCAGTAAAACCAGCCTTACCTGCTTTATGACGTTTCATAGCGTCAGCAGTATTAGGCGCCTTTTCTTTTAAAGCGTCTTCTTCAAAATCATTTAAGTTTAATTCACCTATGTATGACTTAAATTTTTTCATTAACTTGTTGCCAATTTTAAAGCGGCATCCTTCTTTTCTTTCGTTTCATCTAACATTGCCAAAAGTTTATCAACTTGTTGTATAGCACCATGAACAGCATTTAAATTACTTTTCATGTTACCCATTTGTACGTCAGCATTTTTAATCTGTGTACTAATTGCTTCAAAATCTTTTGTTAAAACTTCACGTTCTTTTGTTAGTGTTTCTTTATCTATAGCCATGATATATTTTCCTTATGATTAAACTATTGTTGCACCGTTAACTGAGATGATATTCCAATTAGAATTTTTAAACATCAAAGTTGCCGTTTCACCTACAGCATTCATCGTTACTGAAGTTCCACCTCTTAAATTTGCTGGTGTAATTGTCGCCACGTTTGTACCTGCAATGTGTATAAACATTTTGATTTGACCATCAGAACCGTCTGCTAATGTAATTGTACCTGTACCGCCTGTAGAAGTTACCTCAGATATTGCTGAAGTTACGTCTGCAACTAAAACAGTTGAACCGTCAGTTGTCAAAGTTTGTGATGTTTGACTTAAACCTAAAAACGATGGAATGTTGTTGAATACATTTTCTGCTGATACTTTTTTGTTGATTGGTGTTCCTGATGGATCATCAACAACATGAAACAAGTCAGCGCTTGCTAATGCGTCACCTAAATCAGTTAACGCTGTGATTTTTTTGTCTGCCATTTTATTTCTCCTGTTAACCTCTTTCGAGGAATGCTACTCTAGGTATTTGCCTAGATCAATTTATTCATATAGTATATAGGCGCCCCGTAGGACGCCTATAATGATTGTTATTAAGCTGCGTTTGTTAATGCAACTAAAGTTTCATATGCAACTCTGCTTGATCTTCCGCCAGAACCAGTAATTTTTAGGTTCCAACCAGCGTGACCAGCACCTGCTGGTACTTCGCCGTCAGCATAGTTAAAAAGACCCAATGTGATACCTGTTATAAAGTTATCAGCTGTTGCGTCTTCAAATAAGTTTGTTCTATTAGCACTTGTAGGTGCTAAGTTAGCAGCTGCACACGCCCATAATGGAGCGCCTGCGGCTGAATCTGCACTTGACCAACTTGACATATTATTCTCTCCTTATTTAAATTGTTAATAAGTACTCACTTTTTTTATGTGTACCTATATTTATAAGGAGGAGGCTTAGAAACCTAGTTTTTTCAACTCTGTGATTGTTTGATTGGCGTTTCTGAAAGTAATACCTATACCACCACTAGCAGTAAATTCTTTGGTATTCTTTTCATAATCATCGATTAGGATAGCTGGTTCACCAGCCACTTTTGCGTAGTTTTTCTTTTGACTTCTCATCACTAAATTAATTCTACTTCTATCAATATTAGTGTTTCTCATTGCCCATTTAGTCTTACCTGGAATGCAATTTGGGTCATGTGCGTGTTCTACATATGCACTTAAAATATGTGGTTTAAATTTTTTAACGTAGTTGTAAAGTGATTTACCCTCGTTCAACCAAGGGCCTTTTGACCAAAACTCTTTTCTAGCTATGATCGGATCCCAACGTTCTTTTCTACCTAAGTTTGTCCATTGATTTATACTTAGACCAGTAGTTTGTTCTATGTTCTTAACAAAGTCGAAAAGAACACCGTCCATATCTAAGTATATTCTTGGTAATTTATTCATAGTGTTTTCCTTTTTATAGGTATACTATAACACATTACCTCACAAGAAGCAATGTGTCATTGTGTCGCACTATTTGTCGTAGGATACTTCAGGTTTTGTATCAATTTTAGTCTTTTCCGTGTCGACCATAGTTTTTGATACATCTGATTTAGCCTTCAGATACTTAGATTTCTCTTTGACTTCTTCAATCTCTTCAGCTGATTTCTGCCACATTTTAGCTATTACCTCAGCAAAAGATTTTTCTTTTATCTTTTGTGGTTCTTCTTCACCTTTAGCGTCTTTTTGCTTCTGGTTCATTTTCATAGTTTTGTATGTGTGAGTTTCGCCTAAAATACTTTTTACTGTATCTACTGGTAGTTTCATCAACTTAGCAATCTCTTCAGCAGATTTACCATCTTTTTGCATTTGATTTATCTGCGACATTTTACCTTCTTCTAAATCTTCAGACTTCAATGCTTTTTCTAAATCTTTTGATTGTTGACCATGTGCTTTTACGGCCTTCTTCAATTGATTAGCAACATCTTTAACAGTAGTTGTATCTTTGTTATCTAGGTCTTCTTTTTGTTCTTTGTCTTTAATTGCTTTTTGTAATGCTGGTGGCAATTTCTTTTGAGCACTTGTTAACTCATCTACTTTTGCCTCACTCTTTGCACTATATTTTGAATCGATCTTATTAAAAAATGCTTTCTTTTCAGCAGGTGACATTGCACCGATACCTTTACCAGCTTTTTCTAATTCTTTTTTAAACATTGCTTGGTAGCCTGAATCTTCTCTAAACTTACTTGTTTGATTAGCGATTATCTCTTCAATACTACCTGGTTTACTTTTTAAGTATTTCATTTATTTACTCCCTTTAACTTGTTTCGCTAAGTCTTTGTCAGCGCCACCCCATGTTCCTGAGGATTTTGTAACGAAAGAGTTGACACGAGCAAAAGCCCATTGTTGTTGAGAAGCACCTGGTCGGTGTCCACCTCTCCAAGCAGCCATGCCTCTATCGTAAACTTTCTTTAAAATTGAATACGGCATTCCAGATTTTTCAGCTTTCTTTTTAAGACCTGCAATCTGTTCATATACAGCTTTTGCTGGATGATTAGTATTTTCATTTGTTCTCTTTAAAACTTTTTGAACATCTGGATGATTTGATAAACCTTTTGCAATCTTCTCAATTGCCTTAACAGCACCTGAATAGTTACCACCTTTGTATCTCTTATCATTTGCAACACCATAAGCCATTTTGATTTGTTGCGAAGTAAATCCTTCAGCAACTACTTTTGCTTTATAAAAGTTTTGTAAGTCTGTACCATACTTGTTAAGGTCATCACCTTTACCATCTACTTTCATTACCATACCTTTTGCATTAATAGTAAAACCTTGTTTTGCTAAATCAGTTGAGGCCTTTGCCATATCAGCCATAGATTTAAAAGTAACTGTCATTTTTTTATATTCTTTTATAGTTTCTTCTTTATTTAAAATTTTATCTGCAATTTCATGGCCCTTTTTAATTGTTTTCTTTTGTAAAGGTGGCTCATCATTCATTACCTTTTTAGCTTGTGCCATACCTATAGCGTAAGCGTCATCTTTGGCCATTTCTTCAACTTTTTTACCTTTTTCTTTTGCCATTTTATCTTTTAGATGTTTGTATGCAACACCAATCTTTAATAATGGTTCACCTGTTTCAGGATTTATTTGACTTTGAGTTTGTTTTTGTACTGATTTTTGTTTCTCTAATTCTAGTTTAGATTTTAGAGCAGAGATTTCTTGTTCTTTACTAATGATCTCTTTATCTTTTGAGATATCATCATTTTTTTCAGTTAAACTTTCTAAATCAAATGTAAAGTCTTCATTATAACCAGCTCTTAATTGTTTTAACTTATCTGCCTTATAACCATGTTTTGAAATCAATCTACTAATTGCCATATCAGATACAAAAGGTATATCTGCTTTAACTAATTTTTCTAAGGCACTAGCATTACCATCAAACTTATTAAATATACCTCTAAGTTTATCTGCATTTGCTAATGAAATTCTTTTGCCTTTCATATCAGCATATGACTTCTTTAATACTGCTACTTGAGCATCGTTAAATTCTTCTAGTTCTACCTCTTCAGGTACTATCTTAGATATAACATTAATATTAGCGTGTGCAATTGCAGCTCTAGTTGGAGCGTCTAATTTTTTTAACATCGCTTTTATACCAGGTGTTACATCTCTCATAGTCTTTTTAGACCATACCTTTTTTAAATTTTGTAATTGTTTATCTGTTATTGTACCTTCTAAACCAAACTCGTTTAAATCAACTTCTTCTTTTAGTTTAGAGTAATACTTTGAATTTAATTTATCTCTTTGACTAAGGTCTCTAGGTGTTATATGACCTCTTTTCATGTGTGCATTATAAATGTCTTGCATTTGTTTTTTCTCTGCTGGTGTACCAAACATTTTTACTAGTTCTAAAGCATTTAAAGAATGTTCATTTTCATTTTCATTTCTTTTATATTGTTTCATATCAAATTTTTCCATGGCCATATCTGGAGTATATTCCATGTAATCTGAAACTGAATTAATATAATCTTTTGCTTTTGTAATTTTTGATTGTACCCATGCTTCTAAATTATCATTATCTGATTTACCTTGTAACATTGAGGAAAGTTTTAGTGCTTTATCTGAAATAGCTTCTAACTCACTACGAGCCATAGATATTTCAT